ACATCCATGTCAGCCAGCGCGGGGACGCGATCCGCATCGCGCCGCACCTGCATGTGACGGACTCCGACGTCGACCGTCTGATCGAGGCGCTCGCCGGCGATTAGTCGCGCACGAGGTCGGGACGCGCGGCAAAAGCGCGGACCGATGCCGGCGCAGACGAAAATGTCGCCCGAAATCGCGCGGGCTCTTGCATGCCGCACCGGAAGATTTTGGGGCGATTCCTTGGCCGTGCCGGACGAGAAGGCGGACCAGAATCAACGCAAACGGGATCAACCCCGCATGATGCAACGCCCGATAATGCCGTGCGCTTTCCTATCCCGTCACCCCGCCCGACGCCAGCTTTGCCGAAGTCCGCGCCGAGAATGCGGCGCCATCGATGACGGCACGCTCGTGAAACCCTTCGCCGATCAGATGGGCTTCATCGTAACAACAAACCCGGAAGCGAAGCTTGCGCCGTTCGAGGGCTTCGAGCACCACCTCGGCGATCACACGCATGCCAACCGGCGTCGCCGCGGCGTGACTGATATCGACATGCGTGCCCACCGTCGCCTCGCCCCGCTTCTATGGCTTCACCCTGTCGGGCGATGGCAGTGAGTTGTTGCTGACCGAGGGGCGCGATCAGGTCTTTGATGCTGAGGCGTTCGATGCCTGGACCGTAGCCGAAGGCGTGCACTTTGCCGTTGAAAACAACGCCCTGGTCATGAATCTGGGGACGGCGCTGGAGGTGGCGGCATGACGCTCTACCTCTCAGTGCTCGGCTACCGCTGGCGTGGCCTCTACTCGCCTTACCTGGGCTATCGGGATGGGGATGTGGTCTTCAAGGAGGGCGGTGCCTGGGTGACTCGCCACGGTCAGCCGCAACCCTTTGCGCTGGGCCAGCAGGATGCGGTGCTCAAGGGCCACCTGCTCACCGGTGGGATGTCGGTGGGTGGCATCGGCAGCATGGTGCTCCACGCGAATGGCGCGGATGGGGTGGACGGTGTGGAATTCCGCTTCATGGCCGATCGCAACGGCACGGTGGCCACGGCGCTGATGAACACCGACCGCGCGGCGGCCGACTACCACAGCGCCAACTTCTTCATGGCCGCACTCATGAACGACGGCTCGGTGCGTGCCTGGGGCCGTGCACTCGCTGGCCAGCAAGGCACAGGCAGCACCGGCGACATTGGCCGCACATTCCCGGCACGGGTGGCGTTTCCGCCCGGCACGCCCCGTATCACGTCCATCACCTGCATGTGGGACGAGACTTTCTTCATCGATGCCAGTGGCGGCTTGTGGCACGCCGGGGCCAACAGCGACGGGGGCTCGCCCACGGCCACCGCCAATCCGGTGCCTCGACGCGTCAACGGGGTGGGCCAATTGCCTACCGCTGCCGTGGTCAAGCGGGTCTTTACTGGTCACGACTGGTACGGCTATCGCATGTTCGCTTGCCTGGATGACGCCGGCCGCGTCTATGTCTGGGGCAACAACCGCTATGGCAGCCTCGGGCTGGGGCACAGCACCACCGTCGCCACGCCCACGCTCGTGCCGTTCACGCTCGACACCCCGATCCGCGAGGTCTTTCTGTCGGGCGGCTTTCATGCCGCGAGCTACCTGGTGGACACCCAGGGCAAGTTGTGGGTGGCCGGCGAAGCGAACGCCTGTGGCTTTGGCAGTGACCAATTCACCCACCGCCTGCTCATGCCCTGGGGCACCGAGAAGCGTGTCAAAAAAGTCTTCTGCTCCGAGTCCGATGGCCACTGGGTCGCGGGCGCCCAGTACTACCGCGCCTACGGCGTGCTGCTCGAAGACGGATCGCTCTACCGCTGGGGGCATGACAGCGGCCAGGTCGGCGGCAGCTGGGGCACGGGTTTCACGGGCGATATCTGGACCGGTCACGCGCTGTTTCCGTACAAGGTGCTAGATGGCGTGGTCGATGCCTACGCCATCTCCGGCGGTTATGGCAGGACGCTGGCGCTCATGCAAGACGGCACGGTGCGCCACGGCAACGGCAACGGCTACAGCATCGGCGGCGGCAGTGACCGCACCACCTGGGCCACCATCGGCGGCGACTTCCTCACCCAGGTCACCAAGCTGCGGGTCTACGGCAGCAGCTACGGCTCGTCGGCCATGGCACTCCGATCTGACGGCAAGGCGGTGGGCTGGGGCATGGGGGCAACGGGGCAGTGTGGCCATGGGTATGCCGATACGTCCAACGCCCCTTCGCGCTTCGTGCTCATCGACCGGCCCATCGTCGACTTCTCCCGCTCTGGGTCTATGGGCTGCGGCGAGGGTGGCGAGTACCACAACGGCGCCTACCACTTCCTCACGGTCGATGGCCAAGTCATGAGCACTGGCAACGGCAGCTATGGCCAAACGGGGGATGACGACAGCGACCACCGCTACGCGCCGTCGCCCATCCTGTTCTGACTCTCACCGACTTCCATCTCCACTCTTCAAGGACTGTTCATGGGAACCGTTTCTCTGGGCAAGATTGCCTTTACCTGGCGCGGCGCGTTTGATGCCAGCGCCACCTATGCTCGCCAGGATGTGGTGGGCCACAACGGCGACAGCTTCGTCTGCCTGGTGGATGCCACCACCGGCGTTGCACCGCATCCGAATTCCCCGGCCTGGGATCTGTTTGCGCAGGGCACGCAAGGGGTGTCGAGTCTGCCGGGGGAAGTCATCTACTTCGATGGCAATCAGCTGGTTGCCTTGCCCGCGGGCCAATCCGGGCAGGTGCTCACCATCGGTGCGCAGGGCATGCCGGTCTGGGCTACGCCAGATGTGCGTTCGGGCACCAAGGCACTCAAATTGCCAGAGAACGCCAGCAACACGCAACCGAACAGCTACCGCCAGTTCGGTCTCGTCATGACCGACGGCAGCATCCGTGCCTGGGGGCGCAACGCCAACTTCAAGCTGGGGGACGGCACCACCTTCGCGCGTTCCTACCCGGCACGCACAGCGTTTGCGCCGGGGTTTCCGGGGGCATCCAAGCTATATTACAGCCACGACACGAACGGCTACTGCATCGACAAGAACGGCCAGCTCTGGGGCTGGGGTTTCAACGGTTACGGACAGCTCGGCACTGGCAACACGGCCAACCAGCCCGTGCCCTACAACATGAGTGCCAATGCCAGCAACTCGATCGCCGCTAAAACCGTGGTCCAGCTGGCGCTGAACTGCGGCGTCGAAGGCTACAACAGCACCCTGGTGCTGTGCAGCGATGGCACCGTGCACGCCTGCGGCTACAACGCCCATGGCCAGCTGGGCTTGGGTGATGTGACCCAGCGCAACAACTTTGTGCAGTTGCCGGTGCTCTCAGGCATCACCCAGATCGCTGCGGGGCGTGAGCGCTATACGGCTTACTACGCCGTCAAGAACGACGGCACCCTGTACTCGTGGGGTTACAACGCCAACGGCCAGCTGGGCGACGGCACCACCAATCAGGCCAACGTTGCCATGCCGCGCGCGGGCGGCAGTCTCGCCGGCAAAACCATCGTCAAGGTGTTCGGGGCTTACGTGCACGCCTTTGCCTTGGACAGCACCGGCGCCTTACACGCCTGGGGCACCAACGACTTCGGGCAACTGGGCAATGGCAATCTCGCCAATCAGTTCACTCCGGTGCAGGTGGCCACCAATGTCGTGGATGTCTATGCAGGCAGCCACGATCAACCGCTCACCTATCTCAAAAAAACCGACAAAACCCTGTGGGCTTGCGGTGCCGGTGCGTACTGGGGCAACGCCAACGGCAGCAGCAGCGGCAACTTCGTGCAAATCCCTGTAGGAAATACGGTGGTCAAGGCCGTGCACGGCGGCACCGGTTCCTACAACTATGGCGCCGCCTTATTGGAAAACGGCACCGTCTGCGCCTGGGGCTACAACGGCAATGGGGCGCTGGGACTGGGAGACGCCACCAACCGCAGCAGTGTGGAACTGGTGCGCATTGCGCAGCGCCGTGTGGTTGATCTCTCGTCCTATGGGTCGAGCTCCGAGCAGGGCCTGGTGTTTCTGCTCGACGACGGTCAGGTGCTGGCCAGTGGTTATGCGGGCGAGGCGCAGTTGCCCGAGGACGACAGCGAAACGAGCTACGTGCCTTACCCGGTGATCCTTTGATGCCGAACGCCGCATTGTCTGAGGCCATCAAGGAAGCCTACGCCAGCGCGCCATCGGAGCAGATCATCCTGCACACGCTGGAGTTGCGCCATCCTGCGTTTGTCGATGAAGACGGTCAGCAGGTCGCCATTCGGGTGGTGCGCGACACAGGTGATCTGTGGGCCCGTCTGGAATCCCAAGCCCCGCTGCAAGCGGGTGAGCACGTGCAGTTTGTGGCGATGGGCTTTGAGCTCGATTTGCCGCCAGTGGACACCATGCCGGTGCCGGAAATCACCGTCACACTCGACAACGTCTCGCGAGAAATCGTGCGCCACCTGGACGCGGCGGCCGAGTCACAGTCGGTGATCGAGGTGACCTACCGGCCCTACCTGTCCACCGATCTGGAAGGGCCGCAGATGGATCCACCGATTCACCTGGTGCTGACGGAAGTGGAAGCCGACATCTTTCGGGTGACGGGGCGGGCGCGCATGCTCGATGTCGGTAACAAGGCGTTCCCCGGCATCAGCTACACCGCCAAGACCTTCCCGGGCCTGACCCGATGAAACCCACATCCCATTGGGCGACCGAGTACATCGGTCGGCCCTGGCACGCCGGTGCGCGTGGCCCGGATGCGTTTGACTGCTGGGGGCTGTTCCTCGCCATTCAGCGCCGGCACTTTTGCCGAGACCTCCCGGAAATCCCGGTCGACGCCAACGACCTGCGCACCGTGATGACCACCTTCCGTGACCATCCCGAGCGACAGCGCTGGGTGACCGTGGCGCAACCCGCCGAAGGCGATGCTGTGCTGCTGCGCCAATC